AGCAAGAATCCCAGCCAACAGGTACAGTGGAGCTAACCCAAGAATCAAAGCCAAAGTCATCAAAGTAATTGGCATACTAAGTTTTAGGAGAATTTCTTTAATCATGTTTCAAAAAATCGCTAATGTTTTGAGTATCATCTCATTCGTAATGGTAGCTTCAATGAGTGGTGGAGCTTACTTTGGTTACAAGTATTTAACATCTGAAAACTTCAAAAGCCGAGTTATGAATGAAATTCTTGGTAATGTACAAGGTATGATGCCAAAAATATTAGATAATGGTTTACCTAAAATGACAGGGCCATCAATGCCAATTATCAAATGAAATGTTATTGGTGCGATACTGAATTAATTTGGGGTGGTGACATTGATATAGATGAATCTATGCCAACTTATCCTGAGTTTTCAGTAATGACTAACTTATCTTGTCCTAAATGCTTTGCAGAAGTAGAAGTGTTGAAGAAAAGAGATGCCTTCGATTAAAGTACCTGAGATAAAAATACCGAAGATAGATATACCAAAAACACCCCTTGTACCAGAACACGTTTTAACAGGTAATATTCCAGGCTGTAATTTATATCACAGAGATTTAGAAATAACCAAAAATCCTAGTATTTTATACAACGATAGAAACGCATATGTAACTTGTCCAGAAGGAGAAATGCCTTCGTTTAATCCGATAGAATACGATCCAAGTAAACTTATTAAAACAGTAACTCCTACACAATCTCCACAGCAACCAGAATATAGACCTGTTATTCCAAAGAAAAAGGAAGAGAAAGAAACAATAGAAATACCTCCTTGCCCTGGTAAAAAAGATTTAAGAATTGGTTCATTTGTTAACGAAAAACGTCTAGAACGTGTTTCTGGCTATAAAAGAGGAGAAGATGGGATTGAATGTATCACTCTTTATGAAGACGTACCGTTCAAAGATCAGTACATACCGAATCCTCCACAGCTTGTTAGCACTGCTGTCATTGCTAGCGTTGCTGCCACTACTCCATTACTGCTTAATGTCGTAAAACCTTTGGTAAAAAATATAATAAAGAAGCTGACGAAGAAAAAAGATAAAACTAATCAGTCTTAAGTTTATGATTATGTGGGATAACTTGATTTGGAACGGTGGTCAGTACAACATTTCTACAGCTAACAGCATCTTCTCCTACATATTTAACACCAAGTTTTAGTTGCTCGGCACATATTTTAAGACGGTTGAGATTGACTTCTAATTTCTTGGCATCAAGCATAAACTCTTGATACTTTCTGTAGGTTTGTGCAGCTTCTAAACATTCTTTATTAAAGTTTTTGCCTAAAGGTATTTGAAAACTAGCAGTGATTCCATAATTTAAGTTATACACTGTTTGATCTAATCGTTCCTGTTCTGCAACATATAAAATGTTCCCAGGATTAAGCAACTGGCCTGTATCACTGTCTTTTGCAGTGTCATAAATATTGGTTCGAGAGACTGTACTTCTTGGAAGGGAAAAATTTTCTCCTTTAGTGACAAAGGGAGTGATAGCCAAAGTAGGAAGTTGACATTGTATTCCATTTGAAAATCTATGAGTAGGAAAGTTTCCATTTATAGTTTGATAGCCATTATTGATAACGGTTCCAGATGATGAAGCGGAAGGAGAACTTATTGTATTATTAGCATAAAGAGGATTTGTAAACAGTAAGCCTATTGGGAAAAGATACTTAAGGAAGTTGTTTGGGTTTCTATGGTTTGAGTTCTGTTTATTACCGATACTGCATCTAACCCTGGAGCTAGGAAATTTTCGACTAGAGAAAAGTCTGAACCTTCGCTCACGATTTCCCACTGAGGCTTGCTTGTTAATTCTGGTGTCACCCATTGAAAGTTAACTGCTCCATTGCCTGTATTCTGACTTGTTGTATATGTCGCATCAGGTGAGATATATGAGTCTGTTTTAATATTATGGCCTTGTACTGTATAACTGAAACCTGTTCGATAGTTTTCAGTAACAATCGTTTCTTGAATCGTAGATACGCTACGACTAGATGATTCCATCTGACCTGTTGTAAATCTAGGAGTGATACTTCCTGCATACGCACTAGGCACTGTAAGAAACAGGCATAGAAACCATCTCATTAATCAAGGCCAAGAGTGATAGTGGACTGAAGAGTTGCAGTTGTACCAGCACCCATATCAGATAGGTTAACTGTCAATGCTTGCCCACTATCCAATGTAATAGCAACAGATCCTACGTCACCACCTGATGTAACTGTGTTTTTGCCAAGTAAGGGTAGCGATGGAACTACCCCGTTTGTTACTGTGGCAGATAGTAGGCTTGGGATAGCATCGGCTTCTATATAAGTTTCACTTGCCGAAAACGCATCTCCCGTATTCACAACATTAAAGCTAGTGTCATAATCAACAGTAGGAACACCGTTAGTAATACCAGCATCAGCTAAATCAAGAGAACCTATTTGACCTGCTACTGTATTAGCTTTTGGCGTGACGTTTGTACCTGCAACACTGATAGACGATCCAATACGTTCGCTAGTGGCACTTGCACCTAATGTAGATACACTTGCTACAGATTGAATACTATGCGTTATATCTGCATAAGCTGGTGCGGATACAACAAACAAAAAAGGAATTAATTTTTTCATTTGATACCTACTTTGTTATTTTTATTATCTACTATAGTATCTTTTTTCTTTTTTATCTGAAAACCTAGTGATGCAGTACTAGCTGAAAAAATCGAAGCTATGAATGTCGGGTCAAAATCTACGATCTTTTTACCAGAAGGCGGTTCATAGTATGAAAGGGATAAAAGTGTTGCCGACCACAAAAGTACGCAAACTTTCACGATAGTTTCAACTTTACTAGGCTCTTGCTCTTCCATAAAAGTTAAGATTCTTGTCTAATACTAGCAAAGGAGCTATGTTTGGGAAGTAACACATAAAAACGATGGTAAAAATTCTAAAACCTATTCTTCTAGTCTTTATCAAATCCAAAGCAATGAAGAGATTAATTGTGGATCTGTTAAAAGCAATAGCTAAACAAACAGATAACACAATAGACGATCAAGCAGTTGCCTTTATCGAAGCCAGAATGTTTCCAGGTTCCACCACTTCTCTTCAATAATATGAAAGATGACGGCTTTATGAAAATGATCCATACGGAACTACCTCCCGAAGCTGAATTAGCAATTGAACTTCGATGTAGAGAAGTAATGGCTTGTGAAGATACAGATAGATTAAAAGCCTTCTGTATAGACATGATGAAAAATCATGCCAGGGCTGAAGCAGTTTTATCTAAAGCCATGATGAAAGTAATAGAATTAGAAGCAACATTAGCTGTACTACAAACCAGGACAAAAAGAAGTACAGGAGTGTACAAATTTAGATGGTGGTTAGAGCAGTTTTATATGCACATAAAATATAGACATATAACAAAGCGTCATTCACGAGATGCGTAACGAGCCTGTATGTCAGGCACTATCATTTCTGGATACTGGATCGTAAACCATTTGTGTCCACACTCATAGCAAAGCCTTCTGCGAATTGTTATAAATTTTGAATTTCGCTCAGAACGAATCACCTTTTGATCGCTGTACATCTTACAGCCAGGGCACTCGACCCATGTTATTCTTTTCATTTTTTACTTAGCAGTAGTTTGAAAATTGTCGAAAATATCTTCTATAGACATAGCTCTTTCGTTTAGCTTATCTATCTTATCTTGAGCTTCTTCTATCATACGATCTAGTTTTTGATTCTCGTAACTTTGCTCGTAGTAAGGCTCTAAATATTCATCAATAGCGGTTCTAACTAGGCCAGATATAGACTTACCAGGGCCACTAAGATTCTCTAATGCCCTATGTTGATGCGGACTTAGTTGAACTGTAGTTCGGATAAGTTTTTCTTTTTTAGCGGTCATCTTTTTTAGTGTAGTATAGTAAACTGAGGACTTACAGATCAGGTTAGCTTATTTAGTAGTTTATTATCAGGAGTACCCAAGAACCCCCTTTGACCCCCTACTAAATCCTCGATGGGAACTTGAAATATCATTTGTAAAATTGCTAGTAAGTGGAGTATGAGGGTCATGGCTCCCAAGATTACAAAAAAGCAGCGTAACCACCTGGGAGATATTACAGGTGGATCTTGC